CCTCCGCCCCGCAAGCCCGCTGTCAGCAACGCCAGCAAATCCCGGGTGCTGAAGGCGCCGCCCTCAAACCGCTCAACCAGTTCCAAAAGCGAACCAGCCTCAAGCGCCTCTTCCAATTCCGCCAACGCGCCAAGGGTCAGCCGCAACACATGCGCCTGACCGTCAACCACCAGCGAAACCTCTCCACGAAACGGGTTCACCATCAGACCGCCGTAAAGGTCAGCGCCCCCGCCGAAGCCAGCGATAGCTCATAAGTCGCCTCGCCATCATGCGAGCCCGCATATTCAACCGAGCTGATCTGAAACGGCCCCTCAACAATGCCGAAATCGGGAATAACCACCTGAAAATCAGGCACGTCGCCGTCAAAAAATATTTGCCGCGCCCGCTCATCCGTATCTGCGTCACGAAACACCCCCGAACCGCTGATCGAGGCTGACCTGACACCTGCTCCGGCCAGCAGTTCGCGCCACCCGCCTGAGCTTTCCAAAGTCGTCACATCAACCGTTTCTGCGTTAAAACTGATCCGTGATGCGCGCAGTCCCGCAATTGTTGTGAACGCACCTGACCCCGTAAGATCAAGTTTGATCAACAGATCCTTACCTTTCTGAGCAACCATGATTTTTCCTTTTATATTAATGCATTAAATAAAAATGGTATGGAATTTTCGAACCAGGCCGCCCCTCAAACGTCCTCAACCCTGGCCCGGAACCTCAGATCAATCCGCCGCGCGTCCGGGGCCTTACCCCGCCGCGCCCGCGCTTTCAAAAACCTGAGATAAACCAACCGCCCCCGTACCAGCAGCAGATCCGCATCCGTCAAAACATCCGACACAGCCCCCGCCACCGCCTTCGCTGCGGAAAACCCGGCTGCATCCGAAAACACCGAAATCGTAAAGTCATGCACGGCTCCCTCGGCAGTCACATCCGACAGCCCACGCACATCCTCTTCGCCGACAATCACATAGGTCAGGGGCACCCCCCCGGACGGTGGCTCATCAAACACATTTGCGCCGACACTGGCCTGAACAGCAGCATCACTTGCGACCGCCGTAAAGACCGCCGCCTGCAATGCCGAAGACACCGCATAGGTCATGTCAGCACCTCTTCTTTGGTGAAACACGCCAGATACAGTCCTTGCGCGTCTGCATCCGAAACCGCTTCAATCCGAAACACCCGCGCGCCCTCAACAAAGCGCTGTCCGGCCCTTGGCCGCGCCGCAGACCCAACCGGTGCCGCCCGTACAATCACCCGGTACGGCACATAAGAAATTGTTGCCGCCGTCACCTCGCGCTCGCGCCCCGTGCCGCCACGAATGTCCGCCCAAAGTGTGCCCAGAACGTCCCAGTTTTCAGTATAGCCCCCGGCGCCATCCGGCTGCCGCGTGACCTCTTGCAGCTGCAACTTGCGTGTCAGCGTTACCGGCCCTCTCACACGCCACCGCCCAGAACCCGCACCGTGCGGTAAGTTTCAATCAATGCCATCACGCCAAACGGCATCAGCGCATCCCGATTTCCCGTGTCGCGGCGGTTCTCAAAATAATGCGCCGCCAACAGGAACACCGCCTGCGCCAGATCAACGGGCAAATCCGCCCAGGCAGGCCCAAACCCCGCTTCAAACTCCACATCAACAGCCCCTCCCGCCGGAACCGAGGGCAAACACCCCCCCGTCGCAACAAGACGCGGTCGCTGGCTGTCTTTTTCAAGATGATAAACATCCGCAGCAACAAGGACCTCACTCCCGGATTTGTCGACCAACTTCACCGCCGTCACCACCTGCACCGGGGCCACAGGCAAGCCTTGCGCATCCGCTGCACGCCAGCGGGTCAATTGCCAACTAAACAGCCGCGTGATCAGCGCCTTGCCAATCCGCGCTTCAATCGCCGCCATTGCTGCGCGCAAATAGGCCTCAAGTACCGCGTCCTGCGATCCATCATCGGCAAAGCCGGTGCCCAAATGCAGATGTGCTGCAAACTCAGAAACCGGCAGCACCTCAGAAGGCACTGTCGTCAGTTCCACTAGCATCATGGTATTTCTCCGATATTTTCCTGTCCGCCAACAGAGAGAGAGTAATCGCGCGCGCGCCCCGCATTGCTCGGACGGAGGGGGAGCAGCTGGACAATACGGCGCGCGCGCGCGAAGACCCCCCACCCCGAAAGACCGAGGGGTCATCACGTCAGATCAAAAGGGTTGCCCTTTAACCCAGCGCGAATTTCAGCAGCTTGATCGCATTGAAATCGCTGACGTCCCCACCAACCCGCTTGGTCGCATAGAACAGAACATGCGGCTTGGCGCTGAACGGATCGCGCAGAATGCGCAGGTCCGGACGCTCGGCAATCGTATAGCCTGAACCAAAGTCCCCAAACGCAATCGCCGGTGCCCAGGTGGCAATATCCGGCATGTCCTCAGAAATCAGCACCGGATAGCCCATCAACCGCGCGGGCTCTCCTGCCGCCAGACCGTCGGACCACAAAAAGCGTCCATCTGCATCCTTCATCTTGCGCACCGCACCCGCAGTCTTTGAGTTCATCACAAACGTCGCATTGGCCCGGTACTGCGCGCCCAGCGCATACACCAGATCAACAACCGCATCCGCCGGGTTTGCCGCAGCAAAATCACCATCCACACCGGTCGTGATATGCCCAAACTGACCCCAGACTTCCGTGCCGTTGGTGGCTGAATCATAAGTCAGATAGCCCTTCGGCTTATCAATCCCATCGCCCGAAACAAACGCTGCCCCTTCAGAGCGGGCAAACTTGTCGGCAATCCGCGTCGCCATCCAGTCCTCAACATTAAAGGCGCTGTCATCCAGCAATCTCTGGCTGGCCTTTGGCAGGGCTGACAGTTCATGCAGCGGAATGGAAATCCGGTCGATCTGCGGCGTACCAGTATCCGCCTGCGCCCCGGTCTCCGACGCCCAGCCCGCTCCGATGTCTGTGTGATCAATCAGAACGTCAAACGCATTGCTTTCGACATGCACCACATTCGCAATAGATCGAATAGATGACGCATTTCGCAAAACACCGGCAACGGTTTCCGCCGTCTGCGGATCTACCAAATAACCGCCCTCTGCCGCCACAGCTGTTGAAAGCGCCTTGCCTTCCATATCCAGCCCACGCATCGCGTCGTCGTCACCCGAGCGCAGATAAGCCGCAAACGCCTTTTTGTGTGGCGCGTCCAGATCGGCGGCCTGGGAAAGAACCGGACGCCCGGCAATGCTCATGTTTTTGCGATCAATCATAGTCAAACGATCTTCCTGTTTTTGCAGGCGAGACGACATGTCCACCTGAAAGTTATTGAAATCACTTAAAAATCCAGCCAGCGCCGTTTTAACTTCGACAGCCGGCCCCGCCCCTGACAAGGGTGTAAATCCCCCTGTCTTGGTTTCACTTTTGCTCATCAAATCTTCCTTGGGTAATCAATGAAAACCAAAATGCTTTCCCACACCCATTCCGCCCAACCGCCCCGGCTTAAGCAAAAGTCTCCCACACCCAGAAAGACCCCTGCTCAGAAACCGGGACGGCACAGATAGAATGCGTAAATAGGAAAACACGTTACCGCTCGCGGATCTCCGCCAGCCTCAACCTGGCATCTGCAAACGCATCCGCCACGTCCTGCACCAGCCCAAACGCATCGGCATCTGCCTTGCTCTGAACCCGTGCCTCTGGAAGCATAGGAAAGGTCACAAGCGACACTTCCCACAATTCCAGCTCATGCAAGAGCCGTTGGCCCTTGGCATTCTTCTCGGCCCGCTTGGTGCGATAACCGATCGACAAGCCGTCAATCGCCCCCGCCTCAACCAGTGCCTGCGCTTCGGCGCCTTTCTGAACACCGCTCAGAAACCGCCCCTTCACAAACAGGCCCGTGCCGTCCTCAACCACCTCGTCCCAAATTCCGATCGGCTGAGCCGGATCATGTTGCCACAACATCTTGACCCCTCGCCCCCGCGCTTCCAGCGCCTTCAGACCAGCGGCATACGCCCCTTTTTGCACCACATCACCCCCCTGATCGGGCGCCCCAAACAACGAGGCATAGCCTGTGATCACACCATCTTTCAGGCCCACGCCCTCTTCAAACCGGCAAAACTTGATTTCAAGTCCGGTCTCAGCATTTCCATGCATCATCTTGATTTCCTTTATTTCGGAGACATATCCACAAGTGCAAAAACGCCCTGGGTCAGGATGAACCCAACCACCCCATAGACGGCCAGCCACAGCCGCCGCTCCAGCCGCTCCAACATCGTCTCAATGGTCTGCAACCGCCGCTCCAGACCCAACCAACGCTCTTCGGTCACCCGCTCATGCGCTTCAATCCGCGCGGCTGCGGCATCAAAAGGCTCGTATAAAAACCGCGAGCCGCCAGTTCTCGGTCGCTCACTCATCCGCCAACTTCGGCAGTCCCAACAAGGCACGCTTTTCCGCGTCACTCAGAAACTCCGCCTCAGACACCCGCCGCCAGCGCGCTTCGCGTTCCACTGACAACGCCGGAATACCGTCCAAATCCGGTACAAACTGAACCTCTTCGCCGGTTAACCCAGCCATCCAGTTTGACACCGAGGCCATGACTTTCGCAGCCAACGGCAACACCGTCAGCCGATAAAACGCCCGGTTCGCCTCATGATAATTGGCATAAGTCGCATCCCCCGGCAGCCCCAACAGCATCGGCGGCACCCCAAAAGCCAACGCAATTTCGCGCGCCGCACTTTCCTTGGTCTTCTGAAACTCCATATCCGAGGGTGAAAACCCCATCGGTTTCCAGTCCAGTCCGCCTTCCAGCAACATTGGCCGCCCGGCATTGGCAGCCCCCTGATGGTATGATGCCATCTCATCCAACAGCCGGTCATACTGATCCTGCCCCAGCTGACCCTGACCATCGGTTCCTTTATAAACAATCGCCCCCGAAGGCCGCGCTGCATTGTCCAAAAGCGCCTTAGACCACCGCGAGGCCGCATTATGGACATCCAACGCCGACGCCGCCGCCTGCATCGGGCTCAGCCCATAATGGTCGTCCTGCGGGTGAAAGCTGCGAATATGGCAAACAGGGGCCACAGCACCCGTCATATCAAACCGATGTTTCCGCGCGCCAACCTTATACTCATACGCAACCGGCCACCCATCCGCCCCCGGCACAAGCTGCATCCGGTCAGACCGCAACACATGCAACTCAAGCGGCGTGCCACTTTCACCGCTCACCGCCTCAAGATAACCGTCTCCGCTCAGCAACAACTGCCCAAACAGGTTTTCCAGCAAATCCGCCCGCCCCTGCGCAGCATTCGGACGGTTCAGCAACGTAAGCGCCGGATGTACATCATACCGCCGCTCAGAATCCTGCAATACAAACGGCAAAGCGCCCGCCGCCTCCGCAATCATCTTCACACAGCGAAATCCAACCGGATTGCCCGCAAAACCGTTGCGCGTCAGCGACGCCACATCCCGAGGCGTCCAGGCTGCACGCCCGGTCCCATGAAAGGCCACAACCGGCCCCGTCGCCGACGCCTTGACCTCCGGCACCGCCACCTCAGCCCGTCGAAAGAAATTCAAACCCATTGAAAATGCTCCAAATTATAAACACGCCACGCCCCTCGCCAAAAGACGCACCACCGTTTCTCTTTTTCAAAAATATCCCCGCCGGAGGCAAATATCTAAAGTTCCACCGGCCTAAAGACCCCGCACCCGAGGCGCTCTGAACTGCGCCGCCGCATCCAGCATCAAATCGGTGACAGCCCACACCAACGCATCAACCTGATCGGGCGAACCACGCCCCTCAAACCCCCGCGCGGTCATCTCCGCCATCTGATCTTCCAGCGCCGTCAACCCGCGCAGATGCTTCACCCGGCCCTGCTCATAAAGTGCGGCCACCGGCTCCGCCCGCGCCACTTTCCCACGCGAGGCCCTGACCCCGCGATATGACACCAGCGGGTCACAAGACCGGATCACCGTTTCAACCAGATCACCGCCCTGATTGACCTCCGCCACCAACCGATCCGCCCCATATCTATGATAGGCCGCAATCGCCGCATCGGCCCAAACCTGAGGCGACACCCCCTGAACGCTTTCATCCGCCAAAACAAACGCCCGCCACTCTGTCGGCGGCCCCTGTGTCACCGCCCCGACCACCAGAATACCGCAAGCATCTGATCGCTCGTGTCCGGTCACCGGCGGGTCAACTGCAACAACCACCCGGTCCAAGTCCGGTGGGCTGTCTACCCGTGCCGCCTCGATCATCTCAGCGGTCCACAGCGCACCCTCCGTATCCACCAACAGTTCTCCTTCAAGCTCCTGTCGGCCCAACCTTGTGCCGCCGTATTTCTGCGTCACTTCCTCAAGAAACGACTGCGCCAGAAAGGCCTTGTTGGCCGACGTGGGGGCAGACGTCAAAACCGTCGTCCCACGCCCCAAAATCTCCTTCAGCACCGCCGTGTTTTGCGGCGTCGTCGTCACCACCTGTCGCGGGGCTTCCCCCAGCCGCAAGCCAAATTGCAGCATATCCCAGGTCTCACGCCCCTTTTTCCATTTCGCCAATTCGTCAACCCAGGCCGCATCAAATTGCGGGCCCCGCAGGCTGTCAGGATCATGGGCCGAAAACACCTGCGCCACGGCCCCGTTTGGCCACACCAGTCGCTTGCGTGTCGCTTCCCATTTCGGCATTCGATCCGGGGGCGAGCACGCCAAAATACCGCTATCGCCAAACACCATCACTTCACGCACCTGCTCGATGGTTTCACCGACCAGCGCCACCCGTCTGGCCCGCCCGGGATCAAGCGGTCTGGCCCCTTCAACCTCGCCGCGCACCCATTCCGCCCCGGCGCGGGTTTTCCCCGCACCGCGCCCGCCCAGGATCACCCAGGTCTTCCAATCCCCGTCAGGCGGCATTTGATGCTCCATCGCCCAGAACTCGAACAGATAGGGCAGCGCCAGCACCGCCTCATCGCTCAACTCCGACAGAAACGCCTCAATCTGCGGCTGAGGCCTTGAGGCAAGCCAATCTGCGCCCAACCTCAGTTCGGGCCTGATCAAGGTCGAGCGCATATCCATGCACAATCCCCGCACGTTCGCGGTTGCGTTTTTCAAGGTTGGCCTCCAGATCTAAAGTGGTTTGGAACGCCTTCCAGTGATCGCGAAGCAAATCCGCAACCTTCTTGACGTCCGCAGTCTCACTGGTGTTCAGCGTTTCCCTGGCGTGCTCCAGGGCCGTTGAAATAAGGGCATAATGCCCCCGTGCCTTCCGAAGTAAGTCTTCGGCCGGCGTCCCCCCATCGGGATTTTCACTAGTCATATAGTTAAGCGCCTTCTCATGCTCCGCACGAGTGAAACGAAAAAACGACCGAACCGTTTCCGGTTGGCCGTTCGCCCAGTTCTTCTAGCTTGACACAAGTTATACTTTAGAGGGTTCGATGAGTCAAGAGTTATCTTTAGGGTTGTGCTAAATTATTCCGCAGCAGCCCTCAATCACTGGTCTCAGCGGCTTTGGCTGCCTCTTCTGCCCGCCGTTTT